CCTTCGGTGTCGTGCCCCGGCAGGCTCCAACCTGGCCGGGGCCTCATTGTAACGAGGCGCTGTGTGGAAGCGCGAAGCCCTGCGCTGGCTGCTGCTGGCCCTCTGGCTCCTCGCGGGGGTGGCCCTCGCCTACTGGGTGCTCACCAGTCCGGCCCTCGGGCAAGGGGCGCCTCCCGGACAGTGCGACCGGACGCCCCCGCCGGGGAGCCAGGCGCCCACGGTCGACCCGGCGGGGTGCGGTACGGTAACGGCCACATGGACCCCGACGCGGAACCCGTCCCCGACCTCGTCCTCCACCCAGGCGACACCGTCACCCTCAGCGGTGACCCCCACGGCCGCCCCCGGCTCACCCTCTCCGACGCCGACGGCAACGACTACGCCGACCTCGACTGCGCCCCCGCCGCGCCCGACGCCGACCGGTGGCGGGTCGTCTCCATCCGTTGGCTCGGGGAGCGGGAGCTGCTGCCCGTTCGTGCCCTCGAGCAGCCCTGCACCGTCGCGCACCTCGACCCCGACAGGTACGCCCTCCCCGACGTCCCCGCCGGCACCGCCCCCGGCGCCCTCGTCCACGCCCACCGCCACCCCCACCACGGCCGCCTCGACGTCATCGCCCGCACCGGCCTCGTCGTCGACCGCTACGACCACACCCACCGGCACGCCCACACCACCCCCAGAGACGACCGCAGCTACCACGACGACCACGGTCACTGAGCCAGACGCGCCAGCGGCGCAGGAGGAGCGTGCGCAAGATGGACCGCCCGCCCCGCCGCTGGCCGTCCCAACGCCCCCCCTCCCTGCCGTGGCGGTTGCCCCCAGCCCGCTACCGACCGGAACCCCGGATGCCGTACCCCTTCCCCAACCACCGGACACCCCGCCCCCGGCCCTGGTGGCGGCGCCAACGGGCACGGCTGCGCCTGGGCTACCTGCGGTGGTGGCAACGGCTCCTGGACCGTCTGGGGGGACTCCCCCGGGAGCGACCGCAGGGCCCGGAGGTGGCAGCCCTCCAGCTGCTGGTGGCGGGCCTGCTGGCGGTGGTGCTCTTCCAGGCCGTGCTGCTGGTGCTGGCGACGCGGTGACCCAACCAGCGGTGCTGCTGCTGGTCAGCGCGGCCGTGGGGATGGCCCTGGGAGTGGTGCGTGGCGCCACCGAGCGGCGGTAATGCGGCGGGCTCCGGCTTCGCCGTCTGGCTCATCCGAGAGGTGGTGGCCCTGCTCTTCGTCGCCGGCTGGCTGCTGCTCTTCGCCGGCGAGCTGCTCACCGGACGGTACACCCTCCCGTTCTGGGTGCACGGGTTGGGCACCGGGGTACTCGGCTACGCGCTCGGCTTGAACGCCGCGGAGCTGATCTACCGGCCGGGCCCCTCGGCCGCGGCCACCGTCGCCCGCGCCGTGCTCGAGCACCACCGAGCGGAGGAGGACGCGCCCGGGTAGACTGGGAGCGGCGCCGCAGCATACCCACGTCCGCCGTGGGAGGTCCGGGGGATGGCGCGTCCCGGCGGGATGCCGGCCGAGCGGGGTTGCTCGGGCGGAACTACCCGTGGTGTAACCGGCCCGTACCGCCGGCGCCCTCACGCGAGTTATGCGCTGTCCCGCAGCCGAGCCACCTCAGCGCGGAGGGCAGCGTTCTCCGCCAGCAACGTCCTGATCTGAAGGCGGAGGCCGTGGAGCGTTACCCGCGGCCCGCGGCAGGCCCGGCAGGAGCGCGTGCCGTGCGTCGGGTCGATGTACGTGTTCGCCTCCGTATAGGGGTGGCCGTTCACGCAGTGCGTCTGGGTCAGCGCCCGCGCATTGGGGGTGTCCCCGCGCAGCATGTTCTCCCGGTGCGTCACCGCCTCCAAGTGCGCGGGATTGACACAATGCCGAACGCGGCAGAGATGGTCAATGTCGAGACCTGCCGGTATCGCACCGTACGCAGCCTCGTAGCCCCATCGATGCGCTTGGACGGTTCGCGCACCTACGCGGAAGCGCCCATAGCCCAGGTAATTCACCTGCGCGGTCCATAGCCAGCAGGGGCCGAGATCGGGGCGATGCGCCGAGACAGGACCATGTCTGTCCACTTTGGGCCAGAACCGTTCGGCGGGTGGAAGGACAGTGCGCGGCACCTGAAACCCCGTTTCTTCTCGTTTATGCGCTGTTATCTCTCATGATCGCCCTGGAGCAGTGCGTGGGCGGCCACCAGGGCGTCTTGGAGCCGGTCGGCCGGGACGTCGAGCCGGCGGGGATCGCCGCCCCAGTTGAGGTAGCCGTGGGTCGCCTCGTACAGGCCGCGGAGCGCCCGCCGGAGCGCGGCGATCTCCGCGCGGTACTCGGCCGCCTTGCTGGACGTGTCGTAGAACGACTGCTCGAACCGCTCCCCCCAGGCCCGTAGCCGCGCGACCTCGGCTTCCCGCTCCTTCAGCGCCACCTCTAGGCCCGCCGCGTATCCCATCCGGTTTCTCCTGGTGGTGCGCGTTACTGCGAGTTAATTTTCATGCGCCGGGGGTGTCTGCTTTGCTCCCGTCGCCGTGAGGTAGTCGGCGACGAAGCGGATGTTGTTGATGAGCCAACCGTGGCCGGCGACGTCGCGCTCGCAGTCGAGGACGGCGAAGCAGACGCCGTGGCGGTCGAGGATGCGGACGTAGTTGACGGCGTGATCGCCCGCGTAGGCGCCGGTGGCGATGGTGTCGCCGGGGTGCAGGACGATGTTCTGGATGTGGCCGGGGTTGAGGATGGGGAGGCGTCGGTCGGTGCGGTCGTTGGTACTCATTGGCTCCTCCTGCTTCGGTGGGCTGCGTCGGTACGGCTTGACCTGGGTGACGACGACGGAGGCGCCCACGCGGCGCACTCGGGCGTAGCCACTCACCCGCACCCGCTTCGCCATCTCGTCACTTTCGGAGCCGCACAGCCAGGACGACGACCAGGAACACCACGCCCGTCAAGCAGCCGATCCCGAACCACATGAACTCGCTCGTCGTCACCTGAAACCTCATCACTCTTTTTCATGACGCGGCGGGTGTCTGCTCCAGCAAACGCCGGACGCCCGCCGAGGCGTTCCCGTCGCCCAGCTCCTTGAGCCGCGCGGCCAGCGCCGCCGGCACCGTCACGGTGACGCGGACGAGGGGCTCGGCGTCGAGCCGGGGGCGTCCGGCACCGGGGCGCTGTCCGCCCCAGCTCATCGCGCCGCCTCGCCGGGCAGCGGGCCGGCGCCGAACAGGAAGTCGAGCAGCGCCGCCGAGGGGACGACCGCCGGTTCGTAGGTGACGTAGGCACCGCCGTCGCGGAGGATCGCCACCAGCCACGTCCCGGCGCCCGTCCGCACCACCCAGCGCCCCGTCTCGCCGGTCAGCAGCGGCTCCGCCACGCCCGCCCTGGCCCACCGGCTGATCTGCGTCCGGATACCCTCGGGCACCCAGGCCGGCGCCCAGCGCCCGTCCACCAGCCGCCCCCGCAGGTACCGCTCCACCCCGCCCGTCTCGCTCATATCTAGATATTATCACACGATATCAAGTGTTAGGTTGAGCAGACGTTGCGAAAACTAAGGCGGATTAACGCTCACACGGCCAGGGGGAGCATCTGCTGCCGGAGCGTGCCCGCCGCCGCCCGGCAGTACGCCTCCACGGCCTCAATGCCAAGCGCCGGGCGGTTGTTGCACTTGGCCGCCCGGAGCACGGTGCCGCTGCCGCAGAACGGGTCAAGCACCGTCCCGCCCGGCGGGGTGAGGTAGCGCACCCACCACTCGCAGAGGGCTATGGGCGTTCCCGCCCCGTGCTCCAAAGCCCCGGCACTGCTGTGGCTGTCCGTATTGCTGATCGGCAGCACATTGAACGGGGTCACGCCCCCGCGCAGCGCCGACCGCTCGTTGATCACCCGGTCGTTGACGCTCAGCCCGCTCGGCCCGGTGCGTATGCCGGCGGGCACACGCCCCGCCCGCGCGGCCAGCCGAACGGCCACCGCCCGCTGGCTCTCCGTCCAGAGCACGGCGTCCTGGTTCCGGTAGCAGTCCGTCTCCCCCAGCCAGACGCACATCTTCAAGCTGGGCCGCAGCAGCCCCACCGTCGGCGCCCCGCTCAGCGGCAGGATCGAGTGGTTCCACCACCAGACATCCTGCACGACGTTCCACTCCCGCGAGACGCGGGCGAGGAAGTCCCACAGCCAGGGGCGCAGCCGGCCCAACCGCTCGCTGCTTGGCTGCAACACCAGCACGGCCGACCCGGACGGCTTCAGCACCCGCCGGAGCTGCGGCAGGACGGCGGCCATGAGAGCGTGCCACTCCTCCTCCGTCCACGTACCGTAGGCCCGGTCGACGCACGGATACGGCGGGTCGCAGATCACGGCGTCTACGCTCGCCGCCGGCAGGGTTGGGAGCACCTCCCGGCAGTCGCCGTGGTACAGCACCACGTCATTGTCCTGGTAGTAAGCGGGCATCACTCACAGGTGGAAACGGTGGGGCGGGCGAGTTGACTCACCGTAACGCTTTCCTGGTGCGCGTTTATGATTACTCGGGATTATCGAAAGCGAACACCGCTTGAGCCGCTAGTGCGGATTCGGGCGGTTGGCGATAACAAGGACGCTACTTCCCGCCGGCACCAGCGGCCCCCATCGTGGTCGGGAAGGAGCGCACCGCGGGCGGGGCCTTCGGGGCGGCGAGCAGCCAGAACGCCATCCCCACCGCCACCGCCCAGCCGAGCACCAGCAGCCAGGCCTTCCAGTCGGCCTTCACCGTCCGCCCTACTTCCCGCTCGAGCGCGCCGCGGCCCCCGACCTGGCCTCCAGCCGGCGCTTCGTCTCCCGGCTCCAGTCGACCTGGGGCTGCAGGGGCGAGCCGTCGGCCGGCGGCCCCCCGGGCGCCCCGGCGGCGGGGACGAACAGGTTGGCCGCCCGGGCCTCCCCGATGCGCTGGTGCTTCACCCGCTCCACCTGCGTCCGGGTGTACTCCGTCCCGTCCAGCGTGATGGTGTCCTCCTCGCCCGCGGTCGACGCGGGCGCTGACGCGGGGAGACGCGCCGGAACAGGGCGTGGCCCCGTCGGCGGGCCGAAACTCGCAGGACGGGCATTCTCGTGCGCCTGGGCGGACTCCGCGCCGGCGGGCCCCAGCTCTTCGAACGCCACGGCGCCGACGTTCAGCAGCGTGCGCAAGGCGCGGGAGACGGCGCGCGTGCTGGCCATGCGGATGAGGTGGGGGAGGATGCCCCGGCCGACGGACGCGGGGGAGGCGTCCCCGATGTCGCTCGCCCGGCGCAGCACCCGCCCCTCCTCCGGGTGGAAGACGGTCACCGTGGCCGAGACGACGCACGTCTGGCCGTTCTCGCTCGTGGGCAGCTGCTCGATCTTCGTATCGACGTCGAAGTAGCCGCCGCTGAGCTGGTGCAAGCCGTCCAGCAGCCCGTCGCTGAGGATGAAGTCCCGGCCCAACTGCTGGGTGACGAACTTCTTGTCGATCCGCACCTCGGGGAACCGGTACGGCTCCTCCGCGAGCAGCTCGCCCGTCTCGCTATCCACGCGCTCCGCCAGGTCAGTCGCGGCCATCGCGCCGCCCCCCCTTCTTCGTCGCCTTCACCGGCATGGCCACCAAGGGGCCATCCAGCACCCATTCCACCACGCGCCCGTCCGGCAGCACCAGCCGGCACGCCACCCCGCCCTCGTTCTTCATGCTCATATGATATCACATGGACACCGTCTTGCGATACCCTTTTGATATCACAGAAACTGCTATGCTATCGCTACGGCGTCCGCTGGACGCTAGACTGAGGCCATGAGGAGCGGCCAGGTTATGCGCACCATCCGGTTCCCCGACGAAGTGGACAAAGAACTCCAAGAAGTCGCCCGCGCCGAGCGGTCGAGTATCAACCGCACGGTGGTGGTCGCCGTGGAACGCTACATCCGCCAGCAGCGCGCCCGCCGGACCCGGGAGGCACCCGATGCCCGATAGGGCACCGCGCACGGCCCCCGCGCCGGGGGAAGCCAGCTGGTCATGGACAGTGCCCGTCCCCGTCGCGGAGGGTGTCACGCTCGAGGCGTTCGTCGAGGCGGCGGTGCGCGGCGCGCTCAAGGCGTTTGACTCGCGGCCGGCCAACGCGCAACCGACGAGCCTGACCGTCTCCCTGTTCACGATCGTCCTTGCGCCGCCCGCGAAGGACACCAAGGCGACCGATGGCCGCTGAGGCCGAGCTGCGCCGCGTCCGCGTCTGCCTGCTGCTGCGCAAGTCCCACCAGGACGGCACCCGCGCCAAGGCGAAGCGGGAGATCAGCCTGGAGTACCAGGAGGAGACGTGCACCGCCTGGTGCGAGGAGCACGGCCCCCTCGACGGCGTCGACTACGCCATCGTGGCCGTCCGGCGCGAGGACGACATGCGCTACTACCTGAAGTCGCGCGACGTCCTCATGCAGGTGGTCCGGGAGTGCAACGCCGGGCTCTACGACCTCGTGCTGTGCTACGACATGACCCGGTTCACCGCCAACTCCGACGACCTGGGCTGGCTCAACGTCGAGCTGCGCGACACCGGCGCCCGGCTGCGCATGGTGCACAACGACGTGCCCGACGGCCCCTACTCCCGCGTCATCCGCTCCCTCCAGGCCGACGACAGCGGCCAGGAGGTGGCGCGCATCCGGCTCCGCACCGGCGAGGGGAAGGAGAAGCGGATGGCCCGCAACCAGCCCCTGGCCCGCGTCGCCCCCTACGGGATGCGCTGGAACCACGAGGCGAACGCGGAGGACGCCAAGCAGGCCAGCACCCGCTACCTGTACCTCCTCCCCCGCACCGACGCCTCAGCGGACGTGGCCCGCCGGATCTTCGACGAGCTGGCGGGGGGCCGCTGCTCCATGGGCGGCCTCGTCCGGGCGTTCAACGCGGAGGGCGTCCCCGGCCCCCACGGCGGGCTCTGGAGCCGCGCCGGCCTGTCGGTCGTCGTCAAGAACCCGGCCTACTGCGGCGTCGAGGCCACCGGGCGGACGCGCCGGACGAAGGGCCCGCGCTACGACGACCGCTGGACGCGCGAGCGCCAGCCCCCCGAGGCGTGGCGCCGCCTCGAGGCGGTCAAGCACCGCCCCCTCGTCACCGTCGACGTCTGGGAGGCCGCGCAGCGGGCCATCGCGGGGCGGACCATCCGCACCGCCCGCCCGGACAGCCTCGCCGGCCGGGCCCTGCTCCGGGGCGGGCTGGCGACGTGCACCGGCTGCGGCGGCCCCCTCTGGGCCGGGGGCCAGTACACCGTCGTCAAGGAGGGCCCCGGGACGGCGCCGGCGGGGGTCACCGTCGTCTACTACCAGTGCTCGAGCCGACACGGCGTGGTGAAGGACGCCGTGGCCGCCGGCGTCCGCCGGGACTGCGCCGAGCCCGCGCACATCCGGGCCGACGTGCTCGACCACGCGGTGTGGGCCTACGTCCTCGACCTGCCCCAGACGGCCCCCGCCCCGGAAACGCCGGGTCGGGCGGCCGAGCGCGAGGACGTCCGGCGCAAGCTGAAGCGGGAGCACGCCAAGCTGAGCCGCGACCTCCAGGCCGGGGAGCGCAAGGCCCTGCACGTCACCGAGCCCCACCGACTCGCCGCCCTGGAGGCCCTGAACGACGCCACCGCCGGCCGGCTCACCGCCATCGAGGCCGAGATCGACCGGCTGGAGAGCACCGGGCGCCGGGACGACGCGGCGCGGGAGCGCGCCGAGGCCCGCCGGCGGGCGCTGTGGGAGCACCGGGCCCGGCTCTACGCCTGCCGCCCGTGGGCCGTCGACCGGGCCGACGACGAGGCGATGCGCGAGCTGGTGCTGGCCCTGGGGGTGCGCGCGGCGGTCACCCGCTCGACCCCGGCGCGCAGCCGGACGGCGGCCTACCGGATCACGGACGGCCCGGTGGACGGCCCAGACGTTACGGCGGGGTTAAGCACCACACGTCGTGGTGTACACCGTCGTAATAGTGGGGGCGGGGCCGAGGCGCTCTCGCTGGCCCTGGCGCGCTTCCGCGCGGGGCCGCCGGCGGCCCTACGGCAGTCGTAGAACTTATGGCGTGGGGCCGGGTGGCGGGGGGGTGTGAGGGTCGTGTGAGGGCGCTTGACTGGACGCGGGCGCCGGGTCGTCGAGGATCTCGGCCACCCCCACCGTCAGCGCCACCAGGCGGGTGACCCGGCCGCGCCGCTCGCCCCGGGCCTCCTGGGTCTCCCAGAGCCCCGCGAGCAGGCCCGCCAGCACCTCCGCCGCCTCGCGCCCCAGCGCCGAGCGCGTCGCCGTCGGCCCCGGCCCGGCCGCGGCGCCCGCGTCGGGCTCGCGCCCGGTCAGCAACCCCACGGGCGTGGCGAACCCGAAGGTCTCGGCCAGGGCCATGGTCAGCGCGGGGTTGGGGGCGTCCGTCTTCCCGTTCTCCAGGTTGGAGAGGGTCATCAGCGGCACCCCGCTGGCGTCGCGCAGCTCCTCCAGCGACCACCCCCGGTCCTGGCGCAGGGCGCGCACCCGGCTCCCGAACGCCTTGCCGTCCACGTTCAGGCGGTGCTGGTTCCGCCGGTAGTAGTTGGGCCCCCCGCCGGCGTCGGTGCGGCCCCCGCGGGACCGGCACCGCGCCTCCGCCTCCGCGTCCTCTGTGCCAACCGGCTCCTGCGGTGCGGGCATGGCGACCACCCTTCCGACGCCCCCCGCTGGGGTTCCCGTGCCCCCCCCGCGGGGGCGCGTCTTGCGGCGTCAGTATATTGCCGTGGGCGGCAACGGTGCCAGATGCCGCACGCCAACACTGCGGTATTTCGCGCGACGTTTCGGCGGCAGAATGGCGCTAGCGGCGCTTGCGGACCTTCCTACGGCGGTCGTAGACTGCCCGCCACGGCAACGTGTTGACGGCGTCGGAGGGGGCGCCCGTAGCGGCCCGGTAACCCACCCGAACGGCAGGGGGGGGGCGGGCCGACCGCAGCGGAGGGACGTATGGCCGTCGCAGTGGAACGCATGGACGACTTCCCTGGGCAGGTCGAGCGGGCGGCGCGGTACGACCGGCGGGTGCGGCTGATCCCGCTCCCGGCGCACCCCGACCGCCCGTGTTTGGAGGCGCTGGTGGAGCGGGTGGACTTCCACCGGCGCCAGGACGCCCAGACCAGCCGGGCGCAGGCCGAGGAGCTGGGCGTCAACGCGGGCACCTTGACGCACTGGCGCAAGGGGCGCCGGCCCCTCCCGGACGATGCCATCGTGCGCCTGCTGGCGAAGCACCCTGACCTGCGGGTGCTCGTCCGCAAGGCCGAGCAGGAGCGGGTCGCCCTCCGCTACCAGAAGCTCGAGGACGAGGCCCGCACCCGCCGCGCCGGCGGCTAACCCGGGCGCCCTGCCCGGACCCAGACGGGACGAAACCCCAGGAGGTAGGGGGATGGCGGTAGCACGCCCACCGACGGAGGCAGCCCGCACCGCAGAGCACGGCTTCTACCGGATGGTCGACGCGACCTGCGCCGACCTGGGGGTGCTGCACCGGCTCTGGCCCTCCCAGATGGCCGCCGAGGTGCTCCAGGCCCGGGCCCGGCTGGCCCACCGCGACGCCCCGGGGGGCGAGGCCGAGCAGGCCCTGCTGGCCGTCTACGGCGCCTACGGCGGGGCGGCCCGCGTGCCCCCGGCGGTGCGGCAGCGGCTGGAGGCGTACGTCGAGGAGCGGCTGGGGCGGCGCCCTTGGCCGGAGCGCGACCCGACCGAAGACCTGGGCGAGCCGGCCCTCGTCCGCAAGCAGCGGCGCGCGCGCCGGGAGGCCCGGGGATGAAGCCGGCCAGAGCGGTCCCGCCCAGCAACGCCCAGCGCATCGCCGACGCCCTCGACCACTTCGAGATCGGCTTACGGACGCACAGCGCCCACCTGCCCGTCGACTGGAGCTACGTCGCCTACCGCATGGCGGTGGCCCTGGGCGAGGACGAGTGGGACCGGGACGACACGACCGGCGTCGAGGTGGTCGAGCTGGGGCTCGCCACCCGGCACGTCCTGCGCCGGCGGGGGGCCGCGTCATGAACGTGAGCGGCGTCGTCTTCTGGATTTTGGTGGCAGCGGCGGTCTGCTGCGCCGTGATCGCCATCGGGCTCATCGGGGTCGTCCTCGCCGCCGGCCAGGATCTGCCGACCGAGGAGCGGGACGACCTGGGGCGCTGGCGCTGATGCCCCGCCGGCTCGGGCTCAGCAACGACGAGATGGTCGAGCGCGTCCGCAGGCAGACGAATGACCGGGTGCGGCGCCACCGGGAGCGGCGTAACGCTACCGGTAACGCTACGGAAACCACCGGTAACGTTACATCCGCCTCCCTTCACGCCCGCACGCACGAGGGCGCAGACGCGCGCAGTACGGCGTTCTTAGTTACTCCTTCTCTTTCAGAGAAGGAAGAAGTAACCAGCGACTTCGAGCAGGTGCGGTGCGTGCTCGAGCCGCTCAAGGGGTACCAACACGACGAGCAGCTGCTGGCCCGGCTGGCGGCCACCTGCCCCGCCGTCGACCTGGTGCTCGAGGCCATCGGCATGGCCGAGTGGCTCCAGCGCACCGCCAACCGCAAGCGGGTGTGCTCCAAGGCGTTCCTCTCCAACTGGGTGAAGCGGGCGGCCACCAAGCCCACGGGCCAGCTCTCGCCGGGGGAGCCCGTCGCCCAGCGGCCCGCCCCGCGGAGCGCCCTGGGCCGGGTGCTGCAGCAGATCGCGGACGACCCGGTGGCGGGGCCCAGCACGTGGCACTGAGCACCGCCCAGGCCCTGCTGGCGTGGGCGGCGGCCAAGCTGGCCATCGACTTCCCGCCCAGCTTCCCGGACGACGCGACGGCGAAGGGCCACCAGATCAGCTGGCGGGAGATGATCGAGCAGCACCCGTGGGTGACCGAGGACGTCTTCCGCCGCTCGGTCACCCTCATCCGCATGGGCCACCGGGGGCCCTTCATCCCCGGCCCGGCGGTGTGGCTCGACTACGCCCAGCAGGCGGCGGACGAGCTGCAGCGGGAGGCCCGCAGCCGGCATCGCCAGCTGCCCCCGCCGGCGCCGCCCACCGACGACGAGCGGCGGGCGGCGGAGGACAAGGTGGAGGCGGCGAAGCTCAAGGCCCGTCTCTCGCTGCCGGAGAAGCTACGGCGCAAGTACACGCCGCCGAAGGAGGACGGACGATGAGCGAGCGGGTGGAGTGGCGCAAGATGTACGCGGAGAAGAACCCGCCGGGCCGGGACACGCTCTTCCTGGACGGCATCGCGGTGGGCGACTACTACCCCGCCAGCGGCGACGTCTACCGCATCCGGTTCTGGACGCCCGGCCGCCTCCAGGGCGGGCACGAGCGCCTCGTCCTCAGCGCCGACGCCGCCCGCTCGCTGCTGCTGCAGCTGGTCGACGGGGCGCGGCGGGAGGCCGGGGAGTGACCATCCGCTACGTCCGAGACGGGCTGCGCATCGTGCGCGTCCAGACGGTGGCCGACCTCACCGAGCTGCAGCAGCAGGCGGCGGACGCGGAGGCCCAGGCGCGCGACCTGCGGCGCCGGGCGCGGGCGCTCAAGCTGGGGCTGCTCGCCGACTACGACCGCCGGCAGGGTCTCGAGCGCCACGCCCTCCAGCGGGAGCGGGACGCGGCGCCCCCGGTGGCCCCCGCGGACGTCCTGCGGGCGCGCCGCCACGCCGGGGTCACCCAGCGCGACCTGGCCGAGCGCCTGAGCCTGTCCCGCTCGAGCATCGCGGAGGCCGAGCGCAGCCGGCGCACCACCCACCCCGTGCTGGCCCGCTGGGTCGCCGGCGTGCTGCGGGCGGCCGGGGAGGAGGTGGCCTCATGAAGTGGGCGATGTGGGGGTGGGGGCTGCTCGCCGGCTTCGCGTTGGGGAGTTACCTCACCCTGTCGTGCGCCCCCGCCCGGGCGCAAAGCGCGGACGTGGCCGACGCGCTCGACCACGCCGCGGCCGAGTACGGGGTGGCCCCCAGCTGCTTGTGGACGATCGCCCGGCGGGAGAGCCGCTTCCTCCCCTGGGTCGACAACCGGCAGGGCAGCGGCGCCCGGGGGTTGATGCAGTTCAAAGACCGGACGTGGGCGTTCATGTCCCGGATGGCCGGGTACGGCGGGTGGAGCGTCTACAGTGCCTGGGCGGCCAGCCATACGGCGGCGTGGGCGATCGCCAACCCGGGGCCCTCGCAAGGCGGACTGCGGCACTGGGGGGGGTGGTGCTGATGCCTCGAGCGAAGGCGGGTGATCGGTTCCTCGACGACCTCCGCGCCGGCTTCATCGCGGCGTCGGAGGAACTGGGCCGGGACTTCGCGCAGGAGCCGGCCCGGCCGTTGCTGCTGCACGCCAAGATCAACAGCCGCACCTGGCGGTGGTGGCTGAGTGCGTACCAGACGCTGCTCGCTGCCCCGCGGGCAGCGGTCCAGATGCCGAAGCCCCTCTTCGCCCTGCTGATCGACCCGGAGACGCTCGTCGATATTGACTACCGCGACATCCTGGCGATTGACCGGTGGGCGAAGGAACGGGACGGGTGGGACGAGGGCCCGCGGTGCCCGTTCGGGATCGTCCCCCTCGGGCAGCAGGGGGCGAAGGAGTGGGACACGAAGGCGGCCCAAGCGCGCGCCGCGCTCGATGGCCCCGGCGGGGCGGTTCGCTGATGCCCGCCGGCGGGGTGCTTGGCGTGCCCGCGCCCGAGGTGTGCTGCGACCTGGGGCGCATCGTCCCCTACCACCCGCAACCGCCCCCCGCTCCGACGACGCACGCCTACACCGACCACCTGGGGTTTACCTACCACTTGTGTGCCCGGCACTACCGCGTCTTCGTCGACTTCTGGCAGCGCCTCGAGGCGACCAAGGGGAGCGCCCGCCACCAGACCCGCCCGTTCGCCCGGGTCTGGTCGGCGCGCGGGACGCCCCCCAAGCGGGGGCGGCGATGACGCTGGTGCTCCCCGGCCGCCCGGTGCGCTGCCCGCGTTGCCTCCTCGGCGGCGTGGTCGTCCACGAGGTGGAGTGGCGCGACGGCGCCTTCTGGCGCCGCAGCGTCTGGGTCGACGAGCCCCTGCGGTGCACGGAACGGTGTACGCTGGGCGGTGACGCCGTGGTCAGGTTGCTGCTCGCCGTGACGGGGGGCGAAGCCCCCCAAGACGCCCAGCCCGCGTACCAGCTGCCCCTGCTGCCCGAGGCGGGGGAGGAGGTGGCCGCGTGACCGCCGCCGCGCCCGCCGACGCCGCCACCTGGCTGCTCGCCCAGGTGTCTGAGGCCGAGCTGCAGGCGCACGTGGAGCGGCTCGCCCGCCTGCTGGGCTGGGAGGTCTTCCACAACCGCTACTCGCTCGGGAGCGACAGCGGCTGGCCCGACCTCTGCTGCGTCCACCCCGAGCAGCAGCGCGTCGTGTACATGGAACTCAAGCGGGAGGGGAAGTGGCCCACCCGCACCCGCGTGGTCAACGGCCGCACCCGCAAGGGCCAGGCCCGTTGGCTGGCGGTCCTGCTCCGGGCCGGGCAGGAGGTCTACCTCGTCTGGCCGGCCGACCGTCTGGAGGTGGCGGAGTTGCTCCAGGTCGGACCCCGCGAGGACATGGCCTGCCGCGGGCGGCTGCGGGACTTCCTGCGGGAGGCCGCTGCCATACCAGGAGGCGCGGGTGGCTAGAAACAGGAGCGTAACAGGGCAATTCCTGCCCGGCGCCCCGTCCCCCAACCCGAACGGGCGCCCCAAGGGCCTCGCCGCCCTCGTTCGCCAGGAGACCCGGGAGGGCGCCGAGCTGGTAGCGTACATGCTCGCCGTCCTGCGCCACCCCAAGCAGCCCACCGCCCTGCGCATGGCCGCCGCGCAGTGGCTGGCCGACCGCGGGTTCGGCCGGGCGGTGAACGTGGTGGAGGCGGACATCACCGTCGACGCCCAGGTGACCCACCGCGAGCTGCTCCGCGCCCACGTCGAGGAGGCCGACGTCGAGCGGCTGACCCGGGCGCTGCTGGGGGCCGACGATGGCTGAGCCGCTGCGGCCGCTGGACGAGGGGGCCCTGGAGGCGCTGGAACGGTTGGCAGGCCTGGCCGACCGTACCCGATGGGAGGAGCACGGAAGCGCCTCCCTGGCCGCGGAGGTGCGCCGCCTGCGTGCGTGGTGCGACTGGGTCTGGGAAGAGTCGGCCAACCCGTACGCGTGCGACTGGGCGCTGCAGGCCCTGGCGGGGCGCCCGGCCCCGCAGACCGTGGAGCGGCACCCCTGGTGGCTGGTGGGTTGACAAACGCCACCGCGCCGCCCCCCGTCTCTGGCGGGTATGGGCCGCCGCCCGCGAAATATACCGCAGGCGCCCCGTCGTGGGACGCGGTGGCCCTCGAGCTCGCACGCCGTCGCCCCGAGGCGTACGCGTTTGTCGCGCACGGCCTCCGCCCCGCCCCGCACCACCGCCACTGGCTTGAGCAGGTGCGGCGCGCCGTCGAGACCCCCGGCGGGCGCCTGCTCGTGGTGGCCCCGCCCGGCGCCGCGAAGAGCACCTACCTCTCCTTCGTCCTCCCGCTGTGGTACCTGGGCAACTACCCGGACCGGGCCATTCTGGCCGTTACCTCAAGCGACACGATGAGCCGCCAATTCCACGGCACGGTCGCCCTCGGCTTGAGCGCCACGCCGGCGCACGCCCTGGTGTTCCCCGAGGACGAGGCGCGGGCCGACCCGGAGCGGGGCTGGTCGACGGACGGGCTCTACCTCCGCGGGGTGCCCCCCGGGACGAAGGACCCCAGCTACCGCTGCTCCGGCTTCGGCGCGAGCGTGATCGGCTCCCGGGCCCACTGCCTCCTCCTGGACGACCCGGTGACGCAGGAGACCGCCACCTCCCCCGTGGAGATGCAGCGGGTGCGCCAGCTGCTGGACATGACCCTCCTCCCGCGGCTCCACCCGCAAGGCAGCGCGCTGTGCATCACCACCCGATGGGGCGAGGAGGACGTGGCCGCCCACCTGCTGAAGCAGGGCTGGCACCTGCTGCACACCCCGGCCCTGGGCGACTTCCCCTGGCTCGCCCCCGAGGCGCCCCGGGACGCGGACGGCCACGGCAGCCTGTGGCCCGCCCAGTGGTCGCTCGAGTGGCTGCTGAACGAGCGCCGCCGGCTGGGCAGCGCGCAGTGGGGCACGGTCTGGATGGGCGACCCCGTCCCGGTGGGCGCCGGCGTCTTCCAGGCCGAGTGGTTCCGGCCCTACACCCGGGAGCTCGCGCAGGCCCTGCAGTCCAGGTTGACCGTGGTGGCCTACGTCGACCTGGCCTGGTCGCAGAAGCAGAGCGCCGACTACACGTGCGTCTGCGTGGTGGGCTACGACCCGGCCGACCCGGTGCGCACCCTCTACGTCCTCTCCTGGTTCCGCAAGCGGGTGGACGAGGCCGGGCTCGTGGACGCCCTGGCCGAGTACCTCCTGCAGGTGCGGCCCCGCTACATCGGCGTCGAGGTGGGGGCGTACCGCCAGGCGGCCACCCTGACCCTGCGCGACCAGCTGCAGCAGACCCTGGGCGCCCGACTGGCCACGGCGGTGGTGGCCGTGCCCGTGGCGACGGACAAGGTGACCCGGGCCCGGGCGCCCGCCGCGAAGGCCGAGGCCGGGCAGCTCTACGTCGACACCGGGCACCCGCTGTGGCCCGCGGTGGAGCGGGAGTTGCTCGGGTTCCCCATGCTGACCCACGACGACGCCGTGGATGCGCTCTCCGGAGCCACGACGCTGGCCCTGGAGGCGTCCCAGGTGGCGCAGGAGGGCCGGGGGATGACCCGCCCCATCCGGGCGCGGTTTGGATGAAGCGGGGCGAGGAGGACGCCACCCGGTTTTACCAGCGGCAGATGCGCCGCCGGGGCGTACGGGCCCTGGACGTCGCCCACCGCCAGTTCGTCCGCGCCTTCGTCGCCCACTACGAGGCGACCGGCGGGTGGTTCCCGATTGCCTTCGCCGTCCACCTCTATGCGTTCGAGGAGGGACTCCCGATTACCCACACCCCAGACGCGGACGAGGCGGCCGGAGAACTCGCGGCGCGGGTGTGCGTGATGGAGTGGAAACGACTGCTCACGTGGGCGGATCGGCTCGAGCCCGCCGGCGCGCCGGACCGGGAAACGGTGCAGTCGATCCGCGCGCATCTGGAAGGATTGCGGCGGGCGGCCGTGGGGCTCGCGCCGTCCGTGGAGGACGATCCCGAGGAGGCTTAGCGCGCCGGGGGCGCCGGCGGGGCCTCGCCGGCCGTGCGCCGCCGCGCTTCCGCCTCGCGCGTCCAGTGCGCGATGCAGGGCAGGAGCACGAAGGAGAAGAGCAGGGCCAGCACCAGCTCCACGGACATCAGGCGGCCTCTTTCTTGGTGGTGGGCGTCGGCCCGTCCCCCTCGAACGTAGCACCAACCGCGTCGGCCCGCTGGTACTTTCGCACACCGCGCGCGGCGCTAGCGCGTCCGGCGCGGGGGGGCGGCTACCCCGGGGGGGACGAGGGTGACGACCAGGCCCCACCGCCGGCCGTCCTGCCGCTCCCGGATGCGCCAGCCGCAGCCGGCCAGTTCGGCCAGCTGGGCGCGCCACGCGGCCAGCTGCGCGTCCCCGGCCAAAGCGACGACCTCGTACCCGAGGAAGACGGCCACCGGCGCCCGGGGGCCGTCCGGTGGCGCCCACGCGGGCCAGGGCACGCCCCCGAGGAGGCGCGCCGCGTCCGAGACCGCCACCGAGATCACCGGCCCCCGCATGCCCCGTCCGCGTAGCGTACCGCCCGCCCATTGGGAGGGGGCTTCGCCACCCGTGTAAGATGGGGCCAGTCCGGCGTGCGTGCAGGCGCGTCTCCTCCGCCGTGTGCAGGAGACCCCGCTTTTGGCAGAGCGCCGCCGCGAGCCGCGTCCCTCGAGCAGCTTCAAGCCCCTGACCAGCGAGGCCGACCTGCGCCGCGGGGAGGAGGCCTCCGAGCTGCTCACCCAGCTGCGCTGGGACTTCGAGCAGCGGGACAAGCTCTACGAGCGCACCGACGACGTGCTCTGGAGCCGCTACCCGCTCAACGTCCCGGACAACTACCGCACCACGTCCACCGAAGTGCGCTCCCCCCTGGCGCACAACATCGTGTCGACGATCAGCGCCGCGCTCACGGTCAACCCGCCCCAGGTCAACTTCGAGCCGCTGGGCTCGAGCCAGAGCGCGCAGAGCAACGCCGAGCTGCGGGAGCACGCGCTCGAGGCCACCTGGACGCGCCAGGAGCAGGAGAGCAAGCGCCAGCTGCTCCGGCTGTTCATCTACTCCCTCATCAGCAAGGGGGAGGGCGTGCTCAAGACGGTGGAGCGCACCTCCCGGTGGCGGGGGTACACCCAGATGAGCAACCGCCTGCGCGAGGAGCTCGCCGGGGACGCCACCCTCTCGGAGGAGGAGCGCCGCAGCAAGCACGACCAGGGCACCGAGCGGTTCAAGCAGGGCGAGCCCTACCCCATCACCTCGACGGACGTGCCCCCGGAGTGCTTCTACTACTGGCGCACCCTGGACGGCGACCGCTACAACGCCGAGGTCTCCGACGTCCCCTACCTCGAGGTGCTCGACCGCTTCGGGGCGGGCCTCTCTTCCGCGGGCGACGTGGTGGCGGAGGAGGGCATGGGCCTGCCCCGCTCCGAGTGGTCGCGGGTGATGTCCGGCACCTCGACGATCACGGTCGCTGAGCTGTGGGACTACCGCTCCTGCCGCACCCTCCTCCTCGGACCGGGCCAGGGCAGCGCCCGCTCGGGGGCCGGCGCGGGCTTCGGCCGGGGCACGCTGGTCAAGCACTACCGCCACCGGTATGGCGATCCCTACCTCAAGACGCTCCGAGGCCCCTACTTCCACGCCCTGGGCATCACCACCGCGTCCCGGCTGCCGGAGCGGGCCGGCCTCTCCGTGCTCTACCCCTTCCTCTCCCTGTTCCCGGCGCTGGACTCGTACCTCACCATCCAGAGCAACGCGGCGTACCTGACGGGCTTCCCCGCGTTCAAGCGCAACCAGCCGCCGGGGGCCTCCCTGGCGGCCACGCTGGGGGGCCTCTCCTCGCAGACCAGCCCCTTCGGGCGGGACGGCTCGGAGGCGGACGCCCTGGCCGCGGTGTCCCGGATCGAGCCCGGCGCGATCTACCCGTGGGACATCTCGGCCGTGGAGATGCCCCGCGCCGGCGTCGACATCGACAAGGTCATCACGGCCATCCGCGGGTTCCTCGAGCTGGCCCTGCCCAGCACCGTGCAGGGCATCGTGGGCGGGGATACCTCGGGGTACGCCCTCAACCAGGCGGCGCACCTCGCCCGGCTGGCGTGGGACCCCATCGTGGCCAACGCCGAGGTGGCCCTCTCCGAGCGCACGGGCTTCGAGAGCTGGCTGATCGAGCACTGCATCGGGGAGAAGGTCTACGCCTGGGGCCAGAAGGCCACCGGCAAGGGCCCCTCCCGCGGGTCGGGGGCCGCGAACGGACCCAGCGGCTGGGTGGGCATCGGGCCCGAGGAGCTGAAAGGCAGCCACCGCTACACGGTCAAGCTCGACCCGGAGACGCCGAGCAACAAGGCCCTGGAGATCCGGTCGCACGTCGAGATGATGCAGGCCGGCCTGGAGACGACCGCGATGGCCATCGAGGCCCTGGGGGGCGACCCCGGCGAGGTGGAGCGCGGGCTGATCGTGGAGAACGCCAAGCGCAGCGACTTCATCCAGAAGATGCTCATGCAGCGCATCCAGCAGCGCCTCGGCATGGGCGAGGAGCAGGCCCTCCAGAGCATCGGGGCGGGCCCCGACGGCATGCCCGCCGGCATGCCCCCAGGGGCGCCTCCTGGGATGGCCCCCCCGGGGATGCCTCCAGGAGGGCCGCCCGGACTGGGCGCGCTCCCGGGCATGGGCGGCGAGCCCGGGCTGGGCCCCGGCGTGCTCGGGCCCTCCGGCCCCGGCGGTGGGCTCCCGGGGATGGTGCAAGCACCGGGCAACGGGATGCCCCTCATGCAGCCCGGGCAGGGGCAGGCCATCCCCGGCGGGCTCCCCTCGCAGCCGGCGGGCTCGCCGGTCATCCCGGGGCCCCCGAATGGCCGGCCCCCGATGCCGGGGAGGCCCGGGTAGGTGGACGGCTACGGGCCGCCGCCCGCGCCAGCGCCGCCTCCAACCCCGGAGCCGGACGCGCCGCCGTCGGCGAACGACTACCGCCCCCAGCGGCTCCGCGACCAGCAGGTGCTGGCCGGCAAGCGGCTGCCCGACCTCCTGCCCACCCCCGACCCCGGGTCCATGGAAGCGATAGCCGATGAGTTAGCGCAATGGGTCGCCACCACGGGCGACGCGGTGGCGGCGCGCATCATGTCCTCGGACACCGCCCCCTTCGCGGCCAAAGCGACGGAGCAGCAGCAGGCCGAGTTCTACGCCCTGACCCTCTTCATGGAGGACGGCAGCCCGAACGCCCAGGCCTGGCAGTCGACCTTCCAGCGGACGGGCGCCTACGGGCTCGTGGAAGCGGTCAGGGGCGCGGAGACCTGGCGGAAGGCCAACGACCTGCCGGTGCTGCTCCCGCCCGCCCAGGGCCAACCCGGCGCCGAGCACGGGCTCGCGCAGGCCGCCGCCGCACCGGCCGCCCCCGCGCCGATGGGGCAGGCCGGTGGCGCCGGGCCCGCGACGCCCCCCGCGTTGGGACCGGTGCCGCCGGCCATGCCACCCGCGCCGCCACCCGGACCACCCGCCGGCCCGCCAGGAGGACTCTGAGTCATGAGCATGAACCCGGTCCACGGGGACGTCCAGAACCAGGGAGCCCCGGGCAGCTACTACCTGTACCCCGGCACCCCCAGCCCGGCCTGGTGGAACGCGCCCACCAACCCCTGGAGCATCGGGGCCAACACCTCGGAGCAGGGGTACGGCTGGGGCGTGCCCGGCTTCGGGCAGCAGCCCATCCAGATCGCCCCCGACTACCTCGAGTACCTGAAGGGGCAGACCACCGGCGAGCGCGGCGGGTACATCCCGGGCTCGGGCACCTTCAACCAGTGGAACCTGTCCCAGCCCGGGCTCGTGGGCACGGTCGGGGGGGTGGCCAACCAGAACCTGCGCTACGGCCAGGGGGGCACCGGCGACCCCACCACCGGGAGGGAGCCCCAGACCCCCGAGGAGTGGCTCAACGGGCCCAAGGCCTTCACCTGGCAGGGCAACATGGGGCAGACCGCCGCGACCAAGGGGCTCGACTACATCGCCAGCCTCTTCGGCCGCCCCGACGCCGGCACGTCCGGCATCTCCACCGCGGCGTGGAGCGCCCCCGACTCGTACTGGCAGGGGCTCGCCCAGGCCGTCCAGGCCGGCACCGTGCAGGCCTCCGCGTTCGGGCTGAAGGCCCTGGCCGCCAAGGGCCACCCCGTCAACCCGCCGGGGGGCGCGGTGACCATCTCCCCCACCGGCCAGGTCACCGGCGGCGGGACCGGGGGCACCGGCTCCTCGGGCGACGCCACCCAGAACGCGCTCGGGAGCATCGCCGCGAGCCAGGCGGCCGACCAGGCCGCGCGGCTGGCGTATACGCAGTATCAAATGCGGACGGGCGACGAACGTCTGGCGATGGAGAAGGCCCAGCAAGCCTGGTCGCAAACCTTCCAGGCCGAGCAGCAGAAGGCGGCGTCCCTCGGCACGTACCAGGGGCAGGACACCCTGGCCAAACTGCAGCAGGAATTCCAGCAGCGGATGCAGCAGGCGCAGCTGGAGCTCTCCCGGGCCGGCCTGCTCGGCACGCTGGAGGGGCAGAAGACCCTGGCGGCGCTGAACCAGGAGTATCAACAGCGCGTCCAGGAGGCCGGGATGACCGGCCAATGGAACGGCCAGGAAACCCTTCAGGCCCAGCAGCAAAAGTGGCAGCAGCAGTACCAGCAGCAGCAGGCCGATCGCAGCACCGGAATGGGCCTACTTCAGCTCCAATCGAGTCTTTCCGGACCCAGGGACTGGGCGAAATACTGGGGTTTGGCTGCCTCGGCCCCCCAGGGGATGACCAGCGCACTGCAGTCGCTGGCCGGGCAGTACAACTTCGCCCCCGGGGGCCAGGGCACCCCGGGCGTGGCCACCCTGCAGAGCCGCACGCAGGACCTCCTGTCGGGGGGCCAGCTCGGCCAGGGCGGGCAGCAGCAGGCCGCGCAGCCGTCGGCGGCGGGCGCGCAGGCGCAGTCGGGGGCGGTACCCAACCCCTGGCAGTTCAACTTGCAGTCGTGGAACCAGATGGCGCCCTCGATGCAACAGGGCGTCCTCGGCGGGCTTGAGGCGCAAGGCTTATACGGGCCCGATATTGAGGCCCAACTGAGAGCCGCCGCCCCACGCTACCAGGGACCCGCCGGCACCCAGGTCACCCCTTGACGTGGCCACGCCGCTTGCCGGTCACGATCTGCCAGACGGCCTGCGTGGTGGTGTCGTAGGCGCGGGCGATGACGGCGCAGCGCACCCCCTCGGCGTACATCCGCCGCCACGCCCGGACGGTAGCGTCGTGGTAGCGCGTCTGCGAGTCGGCATCGCCGACCGTCTGCGCGCGCATCGTGACGGGAGGCGCGACCCGACCGGCCCGGCGGCGGCGGCCGCTAATGGCGTCGTAGACGGTCGACCGAGACGCGCCGACATCCGCAGCGATAGCGTGCCCGGTCTCGCCGGCGGCGTAGCGTGCTCCCCAGGAGGCGATGTCGGCGGCCGACCACTCGCAATTGGGGTGCGCCTCCCCGGTGCGGCGCTTGACCAGTCCCGTCGCCTGGGCGTGCTGCGCTTGCTGGTCGGGCGTGGCGTATTCGAGGTTGACCAGCCGGTTGTCGGTCTTGACCCCGTTCAAGTGGTTGACCGAGTGCCCTTCGGGGCACGGGCTGACGAACGCGGCCATTACCACCCGGTGGACGCGCACGGTCTGCTTCCGTGCCCCAAGCGTCAGGTGATGCGAGACGTACCCCAGGCGCAGCGCGTTTCCGCTGAGGATGTGCCCCACCGGCCAGCGTCCGGTGCGGTGCGCGCCGACCCGTTTGAGGCGCCCGAGGTCACTGACCTCGTACACGCCCTCCCACCCGACCACAGGCAACCAACGTTCGGTAGCATCGTCCTGCGCCATGGAGCTAACCCTCCTGGTGAAGTGGGCGGTGGGGTGCTTGTTACACCCCGCCGCCTGCGTCTAGATGGTACCCGCCCCAGGTTGCGGGGGGGTTGCTGATGCCCCTTCCACCAATACCCGGAACCGAGTGGCTCCGCTTCCGGGCCGACGCCTGGCGCAAGCAGCAGCAGGCCCAGCTCGACCAGCTGCGCGAGCAGGCCTCCGTCTGGGACCTGCACGCGCAGCGGGCCGTCCACGGCATCGGGGACACCTTCTCCGGCCTGGGCACCGCCGTCCAGGAGGCCCTGCCGGACCTGCCCCCACCGCCTCCGATGCCGATGCCCCAGCTCGAGCTGCCCCAACCCGTCCAGGACTTCGGGGCCTCCGTGGGCGGCGCCCTCTCCGACCTGGGCACGGGCCTCCAGTCGGGGGTGCAGGGCGCGCGGGAGCAGGCCCAGTCGGCGGCGCAGGACTGGGCCTCGGGCGCGCAGGCCGCCGTCGACTCCATCGGGAGCGGTTTCGGCGCGCTGGCCCAGCCGGAGACCTACGGCCGCGCCGCGGCGCTTGCCCCCCTCCCCCCGGGTTTGGAAGGCATCCGCCCCGGGCTGCGGGCCGCCACCCAGACCGCGGCGCAGGCCGTCGACACCCTGGCCACCAACCCCGAGGCGGTCGCCGCCGCCGCCCGCACGGTGAACCGGCTCACGCCCACCGGGATGATCGGCTCCCTCGCCGGCCAGATCCAGGAGGGCACCACGCCCCGGCAGCTGGGCCGGGAGGTGGTGCAGGGCCTCCCCGCGCTGGGCGCCCTGGGCACCCTGGCCCCCACACCGGGGGCCATCGCCGGCAACGTGATGAGCAGCGTGGCGCAGCAGGGCGCGCTCGGCCTCGGGCTCCCCGAGGGCGTCGCCGGCGGGGTGGGCCTCCTCGCCGACGTCTTGACCCCCGACCCGGGCGACGCGGCGCGGGTCGCCGCCCGGGCGCCTGGGCTGGTCGCAGGAGTGGAGGACCTCGCGACCAGTGCCCCCCGCTTCGGGGAGCGCGTCGGGGGCGCCTTGACCAGCAGCCTGGACACCGCCGGCGCCGCGCTGGACGACGCGGTGCTGGGCATCCGCCGCGGGCAGCGGGGCCTCCGCGCCGTCCGGCTCTCGCCGGAGCAGGCGGCGCAGCGGGCGGCGGACGGTGCGGCCGAGCAACGCATCTTCGACGCCATCCAGCGGCTGTGGCGCCAGGGCCCCGAGGGCGAGGCCCTCGCCGACGACCTGCGCTTCCTCGCCGTCGGCAAGGGCGAGGAGGGCGAGGCCGCCGCCCGCTCCCTCCTCGCGAGAAAGGGCCTGGGCGACCTCCTGCCGCCCGGCGTGATCCCTGACGCCACTTCGGCACAAGAAGGGCTCCTGGGGGCTGCGACGCGCGCCACGGACCCCTTCCTGGCCCGGGGCGCCCTCACCGGCGGCGAGCGGGCCTTCGACCTGGCGGCGGGCACGGCCGGCGGGGTGGCGGGCGCGGCCACCGCACCCGACGACGCGACGTGGCAGGAGCGGGCCGGGCGCGCGGCGCTGGGGGCCTCCCTGGGGGCCCTGGGCGGGGCCAACGCCCGCCAGCTGGTGCGGCGCGCCGGGAGCGGGCTGGACGCGGACGTCCTCGGCGCGGTCGCGGGCCGGGCGTCTGACACCGCGGACGGGGGCCTGCCCCTGGGGCGGGCCGCCTCCGACGCCTCGCAGGCGATGGGCAGCCTGCCCCTGCTGTCGGTGCCCGGCTTGGGCGCCAACTTCTCCGGCGGGGCCCTGCGCACGCTCGAGCGGGTGTTGGGGGAGGCGGCCGAGCTGCGTCCGGTCGACGCGCTGGTCGACCTGGGTGGCGTCCTCAAGGAGATCGGACCCGCCGCGCGCCGCTTCCCCGAGGCCGTCCGCCGGGGGCCCACGCCCGATGCGCCCGGTGTGCTCGGTCCGTCGCTGGGCGCCGAGGATTTGCTCTCCCGGTCGGGGAAGGCCCCATTCGTGGCCACGTTGGGCACCCGCCTCAACGCCGCCACCGACCAGTTCTGGCGTGACCTCAACGAAGCCGGCGCCCTGGGCGTGGCCGAGCGCCGGGGGCTGTCGTCGGAGCGGGCCGCCGAGCACGTCGCGCAGGCCGGGGACTTCGCCACCTTCGGGGGGCCGAACAGCCCGGTGGCGAAGCAGCTCACCAAGTGGAAGTCCAAGGTGAGCGACCCCACCGCGACGCCGGCTGAGAAGTCGCTCGGCTTTGCGGTGCAGGCCTTCGCCCCCTACGTGATGATGCCCGAGCGCCTGCTCCGGGCCGCGGCGGAGACCGTCTTCCCGGGGATGCATGCGCCCGCCCTGATCCAGGGCATCCGGCGCAAGGACCCCGACGCCATGCGGCAGGCGGCGGGCCGGATGCTGCTCTCCAGCGCGACGGCGTACACCCTCTGGCAGGCGGCGGAGCAGGGGGCGCTCACCGGCCCGGCGCCGGACGACCAGAAGGAGCGCAAGCGCCGGGAGGCCCTGGGCGAGGAGTGGGAGACGATCGCGCTCCCGGGAGGCGCGCGGGTCCCGCTGCGCTACTTCGGGGCCTTCGGCCAATCCGCCTCCGCCATCGCCGCCATGCAGGACGCCGTGGCCAGTGGCGCGGCCACGGGCGCCGACCTCCCCAAGTTGTTCGGCGCCGCTGGGAACGAGCTGTACAAGTGGACGCTGGACGAGTCCTACTTCCGGGACTTCGGGCGCTTCCTCAAGGAGGTGAATGCCGGCCGGGGCCTCCAGGCGACGGCGAGCACCATCGGCGCCGCCCCCGGCCGGGTCATCGCTCCGCTCGCGGGCGTGGCCTCGGCCATCGACCCCTACGAGCGGGAGACCACCGAGACCCCGCTGGGCGGCGTCGTGGGGAGCGTCGCCTCTCGCTCCGGCCTGCGGATGGCGCTCCCCGAGCGGATCGACCCCACCACGGGGGAGGCGCAGCGCCGCTCGGGCAACGTCCTCACCCGCTACCTGGGGGAGCGGGGCGCCGAGGAGACCCCCGAGAACGCGGAGCTGGCCCGCCACGGCCTGTCCCCCAGGACGATCCAGGACGGGAAGTTCGCCGGCGAGGCGCAGACCGTGGACGCGGTGCGGAAGCTCCGCCAGGCCTACGGCGCCGAGACGGGCAAGGCGATCCGGGACGTCCAGAAGACTCCTGCGTACCAGAAGGCCAGCGACCCCGAGAAGAAGCACCTGCTCGAGAAGGCGCTGCGCGACGCCGACTTCGAGGCCGAGCTGCGCGTGGGCGACGGGGTGAAGCGGTCAGCGAAGGCCCAGGCCGCCTGGGAGTACTCGGGGGTGCAGAAGTACGCTGGGGCGCCCACGGGGGCCGACGCCAACGCCATCCGGCGCTACAACCGCAGCGTGTCGCAGGCCCGCGCCGCGAAAGCCGAGGCCCGCAAGACCGACCCGAAGAACCCCGACAAGGCGGAGGCCGCCTGGGCGAAGGCGAACCCCGAGGAGGCGAAACTGGCCCGTCGGGCGTCGGTCTCCGCGACGGTGCTGCGGAAGAAGAAGGCCGAGATTTACGGCAAGCACAAGGTCAGCCCGTGAGCCTAGTCGTTGCCGTGCTCGAGCCACCAAGCCAGCCAGCAGTAGCCCATGAGGCCCCCAAAGACAAGCGCCGCGGTAAGCATGTGTCCAGTATGGGTCCTGTATGAGGTGCCCGCGGTGACGCCCATCACACCCGCGGTTGCGGAGGGGTAGCGATGCCCGACTGGTGGAACGCCATCGGCCCCCCGGCACCGGCCGCGGCCGCCCCCGCGCCGGGCGGCGGGGAGGACGTCGAGGGGTACATCAGGCAGGCGGCGAGCAAACGGGGCATCGACCCGGAGACCGCCATCAAGGTGGCCCAGAGCGAGGGCGGGTTGGTGCCCAACAAGACGGGCGTCTTCAAGACGGGGCAGAGTTTTTGGCCTTACCAGCTCCACTATGGGGGGCCGGGCTACGAGACCTTCGGCAACGTCGCCGGGATGGGGAACAGCTTCACCGCGCAGACCGGCTATCAGCCGGGCGACCCCACCGCGTGGAAGGCCGCGACGGACTACGCCCTCGACGCGGCCGCCAAGAACGGGTGGGGGGCCTGGTACGGGGCCCGCAACGTGGGCGTCACCGGCTACCAGGGCATCAACCGCAGCGGCGGCGCCACGGTGGCACCGCCCGCAGCCGCCCCCGCGCGCGCCACGCCCGCCCAGGCGCCGGCAGCGCCCACCGGGCAGACCGGACCAACCCCGGCGTGGTACGCGGCCATCCCCGGGGCGCGGGACGCCTCCTACCAGTACGAACGCGACGAGGGGCCCGGCGTGCAGCCCCTGCCAAACGCGCAGCCGAGCGGCGCCGGCGGGTGGCAGCAGCTGGTCGACCCGCGCGGGGGGGCCGTCGCGGCGAGCGGTGCGCCTCAGGGGCCCGTCACCCGGCCCCTGGCGGGGAACGTGATCACCCACGCCGGGCAGAACTACTGGTCGTTCGGCGGGGGCCCCCACGCCGGGATCGACATCGCCGCGAAGGCGGGCACCCCGGTGCGCACGCCCGTGGCGGGGGAGGTGGTCGCCAACCTCGCCGCCGGGCAGAACCCCCTGGGGCTCTCCGCGGGCTACGGGCGGGCGGTGGCCGTCCGGGACCCCGGGGGCGACGTCCACATCTTCGGCCACGGGGCGCCGGACTTCGGCTACCTGCCGGTGGGCACCAAGGTGAACGTGGGCGACGTGGTCAGCACGGTGGGCAGCCCCAAGACGAAGCTGCCGGGCGAAGCGACGGAGGGCGAGCACCTGCACTGGGAGATCCGGGGCGGGGGCGACTACGGCAAGCAGATCAACCCCGAGCAGTGGCTGCCCAAGCAGACGGTCCCGGCGACGAACACCCCGCGGAAGGCCATCACCACGGAACCCGGTCCGGCCTGGTGGTCGGCGGTCTAACAGAGAGAAGGACGGGCATGGCCGAAAGCATCCTGGATCAGCTCCGACGGCTCTACGGCAACCTGCCCCTCGGGGGCCTCCTCCCGAGCAACCTCGGCGGGGCGGTCGGCGGGGCCCTCGGCGGTGCGCTCCGCGGGCCGGCCCCCGCCCCCCAGGTGGCGATGCCGGGGCAGCCGGGCAGCAGCACCCGGGAGCTTTCTCCGCAGGGGCCCCCCGCCGGAGGCGACCAGCCCACCACCGACTGGGACGTCGACCCGGAGGACGCGGACGGCCTCGCCGAGGCGGCGGCGGCCACCGGTTTCACCAAACCGCACCCCAACCCGACCACCCTGAAGGAGCAGTACGAGAACGACCTCGCCGAGATCGAGCACCTCCTGACCCTGGCCCAGCAGGCCAAGGCCACCCCCAACCCGGACGACCCGAACGCGGCCAAGAACGCCGACACGGTCATCAACCAGCTGCTCACCCGGCGCCAGGCGACCCGCTCGGCCCTGGCCACCGCCACGACGACCGAGAAGAAGCCCCACCAGATCCAGAAGCAGGAGAAGCACCCCAACGGCGGGACGTACCTGGTCACCTACGACGTCGACGCCGCCGGGAACGAGAAGTGGAACGGGCAGAAGCCCCAGGAGCTGTTCCCGCCGAGCGAGCAGACCGGCCTGCAGCTGGAGACGGCGCAGTTCAACCTCAAGAAAGCCCAGCAGGACTTCGCCGAGGCCACCTCCCCCGAGGCCAAGCGGGAGGCGCAGCTCAAGCTCGACCTGGCCGAGTTCAACCTGCAGGAGGCCCGCAAGAAGTCCGGGCGGGAGGACCGCCCCGCCATCCTCTCCGGGGTGCCCGAGGGGCAGGAGTGGATCCTCTCCCGCGACCCCACCACGGGCGCCGTCACCCGCGAGCGCAACCCCGCCTACCGGGCGCCCATCAGCCAGATCATCCAGCCGGGGACGGGGCGCACGATCACCACGCGGGACCCCACCACCGGGGAGATCAAGACGGAGGCCAACCCGGCCTGGACGCCGGAGATGGAGGAGGCCCAGCAGCTCGAGCTGGGCAACCTCCGCCGGGGGCAGCTACCCCAGAACCCGCTGGCGGCCTACACCCAGGAGGCCCAGCGCCTGCAAGGCGAGGCGCAGAAGGAGCTCGACCGGCTGCGCGACCTCCAGCGCACCGGGGCCCTCTCGGCGACCGACGCGGACGCCCAGTTCAAGCAGTACCTCGCGCAGCGGGTGACCCCCCAGCTGGCCGGGCTGAAGACGCAGGCCGAGGAGGCCCAGCGGCTCGAGCGCACCCAGGTGGAGGAGCGCAACCGGCTCGAGCAGGTGCGGGCCGACACCGCCAACCGGGCGCGGGAGCAGGTGGGCTTCCAGGCGGGGGAGACCGCCCGCAGCCAGATCATGCAGATCGCCCCCGAGATCCGCACGCCGCAGTTTTTGCAGCAGTACGGCAGCATGGTGGCCAACATGGCCGGCCGGGCCAACGCGCCCACGGCGGAGGCGGCCAACCGGATGCCGGCGGCCCCCACCATCACGGCGGACACCTTCAACCCGGCCAACTTCGCCGGGTCGATCCCCAACCTCGACGAGGCGGCCAAGCAGGCCACCGCCCGCGCCCTGGCCGGCATCTCCCCCACCGCCGCCCGGTTGGCGAATATGCCCACGGTCAACATGCCCACCGGGCCGGACCTGCAGGGGATGCTCAATCAGCTCCCGTACCAGGGCCAGCTGCAGCGCCCGCCGCCCGGGCTGCAGCCGCTCCCCGATTTCGCCGCCGTCGACCAGGGTAACGGGATGGCCCGGAGCATCTACCCGGGGGTCAACGGCGGCCAGGGCGGGTGGATGGACTGGGCCATCAACGCCCCACCCTTCGGGGGCTAGGCCCCCGCGGGCGCAGCGACGCCGCCCCCGTGGCCGATGCAGCGGCTGGGGGGCGGCGTCACCGGGCGTCATCGTCCGCTTTTGTTTGACGGCTTGTCAACTACTTGTAAAGCAACTAGACTGAGCGCGGATGAGCGACGCACCCGCAGCGGCGGCCGCCCCCGAGGCCCCCCCGGTCCCGCAGGGCCCGGCGGAGGCCCTCGGGCCACCCCCGCGCGCGGGCACGAACGGCCTCTCGAGGACGCCGTCGGAGCGCCCCCACGTCGCCCCAGGCCCCCCCGCAGCCCCCGCAGGCTCGTCGGCCGAGGCTCCCCGTGAGCCGTCGCCGGCGGGGCGCGACGCGGACGACCGCCCCTCGAAGGCCGGAGGGTGGCTCAACCGAGTGTTGGGCCGCAAAGAGACCCCTTCGCGCACCTCCGAGGACGGCGACCGTTCGGACGGTCCCGCCCCCGCCGCCGATGCCACCACGGACCCGAGCAGCGCGCCGCCGGTCACGGGACTCCCGCCCAACGTGCAGGCCGCGTACGACGCGGTGTCCAAGCTCAGCCACGAGGAGCAGGCCGCGCTCGCCTCGCGCGACGGGCCGTTCCAGCGGCTGGCCCAGGGCTTCGTCGACAAGGCCACCGCCCGCGCGCAGAAGCAGCAGGCGGACGGCGCCCGGCAGCTCCAGCTCCGGCAGCTGGCCGAGCAGGAGCAGCAGCTGCGCAACAGCGACCCCTACCAGGCCGCGGAGCTGCGCAACCAGCTGGACGCCTACGCCGCGCAGCAGACCGCGCTCTCGGAGATCTGGCGCCTGCACGACGGCCTCTCGATAGAGCCGGCCCTCGCCCGCCTGCCCGACGAGGTGCAGCAGGGGCTGCGCCAGAACGTCGGCCCGGGGGTGGAGGGGCGCAAGGCCCTGATGGAGGCCGCGCTCGACGCCTACAAGACCCGGATCGTGGCCGAGACCGAGAAGAAGCTGCGCGATGACCCCCGGTTCGCCAAGCAGGTGCTGGCCCGGGCCCGGGGGGGCTACCTCCCCGACGTGGCCCCGGACGACGAGCCCGAGGTGTTCACCAACGGGGTGGGGCACGCCCGCCGGCGGTCGCCCACCGACGCGATGAACTCCTGGCTCCGCCACCCGCCCCGCGGCGCCGGCCTCTAACCCCCGCTCGAGCACTGCCCCCGCGTTCCCCCCGCTGGCGGATGCAGACGCCGGCCCAGCCGGGCCCCCTCACCGGGGCTCTTGATGGAGCCGACGCGCCATGTCGTACAGCGCCGCGATTGATCGCACCGAAGCTGGGCCCCTGATTCCGGAAGATGCAGCGCATGAGGTGATCGCTGCGACCGTCGAGAAGAGCTTCGCCCTCTCCACCTTCGACCGGGTACCCATGAGCCGCAAGCAGCGGCGGCTGCCCATCCTGGACCGCAAGCCGGTCGCCTACTTCGTGAACGGCGACACCGGGATGAAGCAGACGTCCGACGCAAAATGGGACAACCTCTTTTTGAACGCCGAGGAGCTGGCCGTGCTGGTGCCCATCCCGGACACCATCTACGCGGACAGCGAGTACGACCTCTGGTCGCTGCTCAAGCCCCAGATCACCGAGGCCATGGGGGCCAAGATCGACGACGCCGTCCTCTTCGGCACGGGCAAGCCGGCGCTCTGGCCGAATGGCGTCCTGGTCGACGCGACCGCGGCGGGCAACGCCGTCGCCGGGGCCGTCGCCAGCGCGACGCACGACGTCTTCGACGACCTCAACGCGGCCCTGATGCTCCTGGAGACGGACGGGTACGAGCCCGACGCCTGGCTGCTGCGGCAGACCATGCGCGGCGTCCTCCGGAACGCCCGCGACGGCTCCCGCGGCTTCCTCTACCCGGCGTCCGGCCCCTCGGCCAGCGGCGCGCAGGACATGAAGTGGTCGGGCGAGGTGTGGAACATCCCGGCCAAGGTCTCCAAGATGGGCCTCTCCGGCTTCGCGGCGGGCGCGGCCAACGCCCTGGCCTTCGCCTTCGACACCTCCATGTTCAAGATCGCCATCCGCGACGACATCGAGATGAAGATCTTCACCGAGGGCGCCATCTCGGACGGGGCCGGCGTCGTGCTGCTCAACCTCATGCAGCAGGACGTGAAGGTGCTGCGCGTGACGTTCCGTCTCGCGTGGGTCGCCGCCAACCCGGTGAGCCTCCAGGCGCCGTCGCGGGCCGCCTCATATCCGGCGAGTGTGCTGACTCAAGGCACGTTCACGGGGGCCCTCGCTTTCGAGCAGGCGATGGAGCAGAAGGCCCTCGCCGTCGAGGGGCGGGGCGCGCTGCCGAGCGGAGAGACCGCCGAGGGTGAGGCGGCGCCAGGCGCAGCGTCCCGGTCGCGTTCCACCAGCAGCCGTTAAGCGCACCCCGTTAGGCTCGGTCCTTCCACGTCTCAAACCGCACGATATCCCCGATGTTCGAATGGGTAACACCGAAGTAGCGGCCGAGCGCCGACTGGCTCATCCCCCCCGTGTGGGCAGCGCGGATGACCTCCACGTCCGCCCACGTCAGGGAGGCGTTGCCGGCGCGCTCGCCCCGGGCCACGCGCTCCGGGTGGAGCCGCAACCCGTTGCGGTCGCCGGTCAATCGGCTCGCGGGCTGGGTGTAGGCGCCGCTGCGCTTCCCCGTGGCGGCGCGCCCCTTCGCCGCCATCTCCGCCATGTTCTCCCGGTGCGTCCCCAGTCGGAGGTGGGCCGGGTTGCAGCAGCGGCGGTAGGTGACATCACCGGGCGGGTAGCGGACGTCACACTGGTGAAGGACGAACGGCGTTTCGGGGGGGATCGGGCCGTGCTCAAGCCCCCAGGCGACGCGATGCGCCCGCTGCAACTTGCCGGCGAAGTGGGTAGCGCCATACCCGTTCCCGATCAACGCCGCTTCCCACAACCAGCAGTCGTCCGGCCCGGCCTCGTTGGCGTGGCCCCAGAACGTGCACAGCGGGCCGCAGTACTCGTAGTTCGTGGCACGACCGCGGGACGTAATGTCGTGCTTGGGGTACTCCCACCGCTGGACCGTCAGGCCACAGCGGGCGCAGGGGAAGGTAATCTTGTCTCGCATCTCGGGCACACTCCTCGGGGCACCAGCCTCCCCGCCTCAGCCCCGCCCGCGTCGGCGGGCGAAGTGTTCGGAGAGATTTGCCTCGAGGGTGCAGCCGCTCAGGTGCGTGCCACGCAGGTCGAAGCGCAGCCAGCCGTCCGGTCCCTCCGCCCAGGGCGTGAGGGTCGTGCCGGTCGTCTCGTCGCAGAGCCAGGCCAGCACCGTGAGGGAGCGCCAGCCGGCCGCCGTCGGCTCGAGCGCCAGGTCGACGTACCAGCGGCCCTCAGGCTCCTGATACGCCGTGGGCTGCGCGTGCCCGCCGCAGCTGCTGATGGTGGCGCAGTCGGGCAGCCGGTTGAGCAGGCGAACGAGCCGGCGTACCGGCACGTCGATGGGCGCCACGCGCGGGGCGCGGCTAGACTCGTCTCGCATCTCGATCCTCCTGTGATCGGGGCGCCACGCCCCCCGGCCGTTTGCAGCGGCGCGGGGGGCACTTACTCCCCAGATGGTACCGCTACCAGGTTGACGGGAGGTTGACGTGCCCGCCAAATCACCCAAGCAGCAACGCTTCCTGGGGGCCGACCTGGCCCGCGCCGAGAAGGGCCAGAAGACCCGCACCGGGATGAGCGAGACCAAGCTCAAGGAAATGGCCGAGAAGCCCAAGGGCGGGTACAAGAAGGGCGGGAAGAAGTAGTGGCCGAGCGCAAGGTCTCCGAGAAGGACCGGGACGCGCGGGCGGAGCGGGCGGACAGCACCCTGCGCCCCATCGTGGGCACCCTGGGGGCGACCCCCAAGCTGTCCGCCGACCCGAACGTCGCCACCACCCCCGTGACCGTCACGGGGGAGCAGGCCGGCGGGACGATCCTGCTGGACACCGGGCAGGTGGCCTACACCCAGGAGGGCGCCGTCTCCGCGACGCCCGGCGGGCCGCTGGACCCGACCATCATCCCCGGCCAGTTCGAGGGCGAGGCGCCCCCACCGGGGGTGCGGATGGTCGACCGGGCCTCGGCCCCGGGGGGCGAGGCCCGGGGGGCCCAGACCGGGTCGGGCGGGGAGCGGTAGCGCGGTGGTCGCCCCCATCCTGCGCGACGTCCAGCTGACGCCCCCGCGGTCCGGCGCCGCGGGCAGCCAGGGGCGCACCACCGAGGCCCTCGTCTCCTGCTACACCGGGCGGGCGTCGACCAACTGCTACGTGGAGGTGGAGTACGGCCCCACCACGGCCTACGGGACGACCACGCCCCGCAGCCCCACGGGGGGCGTCCACGAGCTGCCGGTGGGGGGGCTCACCCCCGGCGGCTACTACCACTTCCGGGTCAAGGCCACCGATCCCACCGACGCCGGGAACCCCACGTACAGCCAGGACTACGCCTGGACGCAGCCGACCGACGAGGTGCCCCCCGGCCCCACCATCGTCAACCAGCCCATGACCGGGATCACCGCGACCACGGCGACGGTGAACTGGACGACCACCCCGGCGCAGCCCCCCGGGACGGTGCAGTACAGCGTCAACCCCAACCTCGTGCCGCTGCTGAGCGCCACGGAGACGGGGGGCACCGTCACCACCCACACCCGGCCTTTGACGGGGCTCACGGCGACCACCCGCTACTACTACCGGATCGTGCAGCCGGGGGCCGTGGGCGGGGCGACCGTGGGCAGCCTGCAGACCTTCGTCACGACATGACCACCACCCTGGCCGAGCTCGAGCAGGAGGTGGCCGCGCGTCTCGGCCCCTTCGCGCTGCTGGAGACGAAGGACGCCTCCGCCTCCGCCATCGCGGTGGAGCAGCTCAAGAGCACCATCGACCTGGGCGGCTGGGTCGACCTCTTCGTGCTGCGGCGGGAGGCCCTCCAGCCGGCCGACCGCGTCGCCCGGGTCAAGGCCTACGACCCGGTGCTGGGCCAGCTGCTGGTCGACCGCGCGTACACCACCGTGCCCCTCCCGAGCGAGCCCATCGAGCTGCACCACCTCCCGCCCGACCTGCTCCGGCGGGGCGTGCGGGCGGGCCTGCGGCGCTGCGTCTGCCAGTTCTGGCTCCCCCTCGCCGAGGCCGACCCGCTGGACCCGACGGCGCCCCTCCTCCCCGCCACGGGCCCGGTCGACCTGACCGACTACTCGGGGGGCTGGCTGCGGGCGCCCCAGCAGGTGCTCGACGTGGTCGACCCGGAGTCGGCCGGCGACCCCGCCGGGGGCGTCGCCGGCTGGCGGGCCTACGGGCACAACGGCCGGGCCTACCTCCTCCAGCCCCAGGGCGTCCAGAACGCCGGCCTGGCGGTGGTCGCCGTCCGGGAGCACTTCACCCTGGTGGACGGGGGGTACGCGCCCGACGGGCCCACGGCCGACGACCAGCTGCTGGACGTCGACCTCGACTACGCCGCGGCCTTCGGGCACATCGAGCTGTGGCGCATCGCGCAGCCCCAGCTCGAGGCCGTGGCGGCCGAGACCCGGCAGGCCACCCGCGACCAGGCCGCCGCGGAGGCCACCCGCATGGCGGTGGCCCACGCCCCGTGGCGGTTCCTGCCCCGGGGCGGGCGCCCCGAACGGGTGGCGCCGCTCTGGGGCCTGCGCGGGGCCCTCGGGGCCGGGGCCTCGCCCTCGCTCGTGGGCGTCGCGGTCAACGGCCCCGACGAGTGGGCACCTACCCAGACCGCGCGACCGGGGGTGGCGGGTGGCCGCTAAATTGGGGGCCGTAGCAACGCTTGCAGTAGCCGTGCATCAGGTGCGGACGCTCGGTAGTGCCGCAGCGCTGGCAGCACTCCCACCGCAGCGCCCAGCGCCCCTGCAACCGGTCCCGCCGGGCGTGCAAGGACCGGTGCTGCGAGTTGGTCAGCAGGGCGAGGTTCTCGAGCCGGTTATCCGTCTTGACGTCGTTGCGGTGGTGGATGACGTAGCCGACCGGGATTGGACCGTGCGCTTGCTCCCACACGAACCGATGCTCGAGGACGCGCGTGTTCGGCCCGATGGTCAGGACGATGTAGCCCTTCCGGAGTCGCCGCCCACCCTTCCAGCGCGGGTGGCCCTGACCCACGAAGTTTCGGTTGCGGGCCACCACGACCGCCCGGCAACTGGGGCACAAGCGTCCGCCACCATGCAGGAGGCGCCGTCGCTGGACCGAAAAGTCGACGCCGCACTGCTCGCAGGTGCGCGCAGCCTTACCGCTACCCTTGTAGGGCATCAGATGCTTACTCCATCTGGTGAAGTGGGCACCGGGCGAGTTACCGCTCCCCGGTGCCTGCGCCCCGATGGTACCCCACCAGGGTTGAGGGCAGGTAACTGGATGGCACCGACGCACGGGGTGCGGTCGTTGGCGCCGGGCGACCCGGACGGGGACGCCGCCTAGATGCCCCCGGCGTACGTCTCCCGCACCGACCCGGTGGCCCCCGCCCCGGCCGGCGGATCGCCCTCGAGCACGAGGAAGCCCTACCCCTTCCACCTGACCCTGCAGGTGGGCGACCTCCCCGTCGAGGGGCTCATGCTGCGGGACGGGATGGTCGGCAAACGGGTGCTCCCCATGACCAACTTCTCGGCGCCCGTGCAGGAGGAGCAGACGAGCGACATCTACCGGGAGCGGAGCTACTCCTGGCGCAAGATGGACCTCGGCTACGGGGACTTCAGCCAGCAGAGCAACGGCGCGCCGGCGCGGTACTTCTACGCCAGCAACGCCTGGCACGCCGGGGCGCTGCGCGGGCTGGGGCCCCGGTTCCGGCAGCTGACCCTGGGCGCGGCGGAGGGCGAGGTGGCCGGCTTCGCCGAGGCCGTCCACGAGACGGGCGGGGTGCCGGTGACGCGCCTGTTCGCCTTCGCCGGGCGCTACGTGCGCCGCTGGGACGGAGAGACCGGGGCGAGCCAGGCCCTCTCCCTCGACCTGGGCGCGGGGATCACCGTCCGCTCGTGGACGCGCTGGACGGCCGGCGGGCCCGGGCAACAGGACGCCCTCTACCTGACCGACAGCCGGGCCCCCGTCGGGCACCTGTGGCGCTACCAGGGCGCGGCCTGGACCGATCTCACCGCGGCGGGCGCCCCGCCGGCGTCCTTCGTGCTGGCCACCGGCCCGGAGCTGTGGCGGGTGGCGGGCACCACCGACCAGCCGAACACCCCGTTCGCCGTGAGCAAGTGCGAGGCCGACCCCGCCACCCCGGCCAACTGGACGGCCCCCATCGAGGTGGGCGACGCGAGCGTGCCCGTCACCGGGCTGTCCGAGCTGCAGATGCGCCTGTTTATCCACAAGGCCGACGCCACCGTCTGGGCCCTGCAGGGGGGCGCCGACGTGGGCACCGCCCGCAACCTGACCCCAGATTTGCGCGAGAGCCGCGACCCGGAGAACGGCAAGCGGCCGGCGGGCTGGCTGGGGGCCCTCTTCTTCCGGGCCGGGGACACCCTGTGGCGCTTCACCGGGACGGCGGCGGAGCGCATCGGGCCCGAACGGCTGGTCGACAACACCTCGCCCGTCCGGGGGCCCGTGGGGGCCTTCTGCGGGGTGGGCGCGTGGTACGGGCTGGCCGCGCTCTACAACGCCACCACGCAGAGCAGCTACCTCGTGCAGTACGGCAACTGGGTGCCCGCCGAGGAGAGCTCGCCCGCCGGCGGGGCGCACCAGTTCATCGCGGCCTGGGACGGCTCGCTCTGCGACCTCCCGGGCAAGCGGGTCACGGCGCTGCAGGTGACCACCCACGACAGCGTGGTGGGCGCGCCCCCCACCGGGGGCAACCCGCTCCTCCTGGTGGGCTTCTCGGACGGCACCTACGGCTGGCTGCGCCTGCCCCGGGACGGCCCCTCCCCGTTCACCCCGGACGCGCACCTGGCCCCGGCGGACTACACCGACCAGCCCGCGTTCCTGCGCCACCCCCGGCACAGCCTGATGGCCCCGTCCGACGTCAAGGCGTACCTCTCCTTCGCGGCGACGGGCCCCGTGCTGGACGAGGCGCGCTACGTGACCGTGGAGTACCGGGTCGACCCCGTCGGGCGGGAGGACCCCTGGACGGCCCTGCCCGGGCGCCTCACCCAGCGCGGCGCGCGGGTCCTGTTCCCGGCGGACACCACCGGGCGGATCATCGACGTCCGGGAGCGGTTCAGCGCCCAGCGCCCCGGGGCCGACGGCGGACCCATCACCTGGGCGGAGTTCGACGCCATCCCCACCCCGGTGGTGGCCACGCTCACCCTGCGCGAGCAGCTGCGCCCCGCCTTCAGATTTGAGTACGCGTTTTCGATCATCGCGCACGACCGGGTGGCCCGCCGGGACGGCGCGTCCGACCGCAAGACGGCCCAGCAGATCCGCAACCTGCTGGTGGCCGCGGCGCAGGACCCGGGGCACGTCATCCTGACCCTGCCCGACGAGACGGTGTCCCGGTTCGCGCTGATCGAGTTCGCCGAGCAGGTGCCCGCCGACGGGCGCCTGCGCCGGCGGGGGATGGCCTGGGACATCGGCATCAGCGCCGTGGCCTACCTGACGAAGTCGCAGTACGGCATCTTCGACCGGCTCGAGACCACCCTCTTCGGGGGCCTCGACGCGGCCACCTTCGACGACCTGGAGACCTGGTGATGACCGGGAGGAGCGCGCGCGCATGATCACCGTCGGGCCTATGGCCCTGAACCAGCCCCAGGCGGCCGACCCCATGGAGCCGTTCTTCTTGGGGACGCAGTCCGGTGGGGGCTACTGGACGGACATCAGCCGGCTGTCCTCCCACGACCACAGCGGGGGCCTGATGGGCGCCGCGGTCGCGGTGAACATCCCCGACGGGAGCATCACCGCCGCCGACCTCGACCCCAGCGTGCTGGCGCCGTACGCCCTGGTGGACGGGAGCAAGCCCTTCACCGGCCAGGTGACGATGCAGGCCGACGCCGTCGTGCGGGACGCCCTGTACTTCGGGCAGCAGGGCACGGCCCTGGCCCCGGACGTCACCCTCTCGAGGACGGGGGCGGGGGCGCTGCGGGTGGACACCCACCTGGGGGTGGGGGTGAATCCGGCCGCGTGGGCGGGCACCTACCGCGCCCTCCAGGTCGGCGTCGGCGGCTCGCTGTACGGCACGACGAACCTCGATACGGTCGGCCTCGGCGCCAACATGTACTCCGACGGCACGACCAACCGGGCCATCGCGACCGGGGCCGCGGCCACCCTGGGCGTAGGGAGCGCCGGGGGCTTGGAGTTCTACACCGCTCCGAGCGTGGCGGCCGGGGCGGCGCTCGCGTTCACCCGGCGCGCCCAGATCGCCCCCACCGGCACCCTCACCTTGACCCCGGATGCGGCCTCGGGGGCCATCATCGCCAACGGGCTGATCACCACGCAGGGGAACAGCGGCGTCGGGGCGGCCGGCTTCCAGTGCGTCGATCGCACGGGCGGGGTCGCCGCCACGAGCCTCTACAACGACGGGGGGGTGTGGTATCTCCACCAGAGCGGGGTCGGGACGATCCTGGGCGGGAACAACGTCACGCTCAACGCCACGGCGGACAACCGCGCCGCCCTGGGGGCCTCCGCCCAGCGGTGGACGGTGGTGTATGCGGTGGCCGGGGCCATCAACACCTCCTCCCGCGACCTCAAGGAGGGCATCACCCCCCTCTCCCCCGAGCGGGCGATGCAAGCGGTGCGGGACACGGAGGCCGTGACGTTCGACTACGTGGCCCCCACCCGGGGGCCGGAGTGGTACGACCTGCCGGACGACCCGGAGCAGGCGGAACAGGTGCTGCAGCAGCGCCTCACCGCGGCGCCCCTGGAGGCCGCGGCCAGGCACCAGCACGGATTTATCGCAGAGGCCGCGGACGAATTGTTCTTAGTCGGGCCCGGCCAGACTTCACCGGGGAGCAGCATCGGTGTCCTCCTCGCGGCGCTCCAGCAGTTGGATGCCCGCGTCCAAACCCTCGAAGGAGCAGCGTAATGGCCGCAAGCAGCCCGCCCCAGGTCGGCGTCCCGGTCAACAAGGCATCTTTGGACGCCGCCATCGGCGGGAACGCCCAGACCCTGAAGAAGTCCGCCGCCGGGCTGGCGAGCCTGTACGAGTGGCAGGCGGCCTACACCGCCGAGCAGCTCACCGACCTCTACGGGTACAGCCCGGAGGAGGCCAACCTGTTCAAGTCCGCGTGCGGCGAGATCCCGAGCATCACCGACGCCGTCCAGGCCCTGGAATGGCTGTCCAAGACGTGGGGTTCGTAGTCCGGCCGTGATCACCGTGGGGGCCATGCGCCTGCCGCAGCCCGAACCGCTGGACGACCTCTCCGCGTTCCTGCGCGGGCTGGAGCCGGACGGGGGCTACTGGCTGGCCATGCGCCGGCTGGCCGACCACGACCACTCGGGGGGCGTCATGGGCGTGCCCGTGGCCGGGGCCGGCGGCGCCGACGTCACGCTCACCGGCACGGAGGGCGTCACCGTGGTGGAGAGCCCGGCCAACACCTTCGCCCTGGGCTTGACCGCCTCCCCCGACGCCAACAACACCGCCGAGATCCGGGCCAACGGGATCTACTCGAGCGCCCCGACGAAGGCCCAGTACGACGCCCTGCTGGCGCGCGTCGCGGCCCTGGAGGCCAGCGTCGCCGCCCTGAAGACCCACACCCACCGCCTCGGCACGTTCACCGGGGTGCAACCCCCGGCTGGAGGGATCCCATGACCGTCGTGCCCGAGACCGCCCCGACGAACGGCGCCGCGCCGGTCGCGCCCTTGCCCCCGGACGGCCCCCCGACGCAGTGGCTGGTCATCGGCCCGCAGCTCCGGGCCGCGCTGGCCGCCCAGGCGGAGCGCACCATGGGGCTGGTGCTGCTGGCCCGGCTCGAGGGCGCCGGCGTCCCCGAGGGCGCCGCGTACACGCTCGTCATCGATGCGGCGCACTTGGAGCCGGCGCCGCGCCCGCCGAACGGGACGCCGTGAGCCCCCCACCGGGGCAGCCGGGGATGCCCGTGCGCCGGGGGCACCTCCCCCCCGGGCCCGGCGAACCGCAGCCGTTCCATCCCGTCGCCGGCCGTCCCCAAGGGGGCGGCGGCGCCGGCTTCGTCACGGTGAACGACCGGCTGTTCGCGCCGTTGCAGGGGCTCTCGCCCAACGACCCCGCCCAGGGTGGCTACACCTGGCTCTCGCCCACCGATGGGGGCGCCACGCTCCACCCGGGCATCGACCTGAACAGCGGCGGGTCGTGCGATGCCGACGCCGGGGCCGGCGTCGTCTCCCCCCTCGCGTCCGTCGTCCGCGCCATCCGCTACGCGGCCTCCGGCGAAGGGAATCATATTTGGCTCGAGCTGGACGACGTGTGCTGCCCGGGGCCCACCTGGCTGCACGTCGACCACCTCCTGGCCGTGGAGTGCTCCGAGGGTCAGCGGTTGTCCCCCGGGGAGCGATTTGCGGCCTGCGGCAAGACCGGCGGGTGGGACTGCTCGCATCTGCACACCGAGTTCTTGGAGGGCCCACCGGCGCAGGGGTACAGCCAGTGGCCCTGGGGGTGGAGCCGGGCCCAGGTGGAGGCGGCCTACTACCGGCCACTCGACTGGTGGAACGCGGCGACGGCGTTGGTCTACGCGGAGGACCGCCAGCCTCCGCCGCAGGAGGTGGTGATGGCGATGAACGACTTCGAGCTGACGAACTACGTCCTGGCGCAGCTCTACGAGTGGGCGGGGGTGCCGTTCAACCCGGACAGCGGGATCGCCAAGGCCTGGGTGGCGGCGATGCGCGCCGGCCACTACCCGGGGCGCCCGCGCACCGAGGAGCGGCGCTACGGCGAGCCCGCCGCCGGCGTGTGGGCGGAGTTCGACCTGGGCGTGCTGATCTGGAAGCCGGACGGCACGATGAGCTGGACCGGGTGACGGGGGAGGACGACCATGCCCAGCATCCACTTCATCCTGCTGCTCATCGCCGCCAGGATGGCGGCCATCGCGGCGGTGTACGTGCCCGCCGCGCCGCCCCGGTTCAGCCTGCTGTCGGCGGCGGTCTGCTTCCTGGCCTTAGCCTTCCTGTTCAGCCCGTAGCCATGCCGTGCGCCGGGAGCTAGGGGGGGCCGAGACGGTCAGCGCCGTGGACGTCGAAGTACTGGCGGCACCGGTTGCAGCGGCCATGCCGGAACGGGCCTTCCTCCCGCCCGCAGACGCGGCAGGCAAAGGTCTTCTGCCCCTGGCCCTTGCGCGAGCGGAACTCCCCCCGGGCGAAGCCGCGCTTGATATTGCAGGAGTGGCAGACCGGCTCCACGTCCAGGTGGTGGATGACCGCGTACCCGAGGTAGTGGTCGTAGTCTCGAGCCGGTGCCCCGCAGTCCATGCACGCAAACGCGCGGGGACTGGGGAGGCGCCCGACGCTGATGAGGTACCAGATGCGCCGGTGCGCACGAGCCTTGTCGCCATCGCGGAGTTTGCCCGGCCGCGACTTCCCGGGGTACTTGGGTGGGCTAACATGGACGGGCATCGAAGTTCACTCCTT